TCATTGTATCATCTTTTTGCTTAACTTTCACGTAAAAATCAGGAAAATAACGGTGAACACGGTTGTCTACCGGAGACCTGTACGGTATCACCAGTTCTTCTGAACCCCATTCGATAATTGAATCATTATTGTCGAGCCAAGTCATAACCCTACATTCCCAAGTGGAACGGTACACAATATTTGAGAAATCTCCACGATATTTTTGTGGGTTTCTAGGTGAAAATCTACCTGAATATGCCATATAAATAGTTATATTACCTTCTCTAATAACAAAAACACATGCCAATATCTATCCCGACCTCAGTTGCAGGTATTTCCATTCCAGGTGCTGTGAATGGTCCTTTGAACCTGCTGTATGGTAATAAGTATGATAAGACGAACTATAGATTTCCGCGGGATGTTGGTTCAAATCCAACACGACAGCATGTAATTCTGTTTACGATTAAAACACCCGAACCAGGTAATTTAGGTGGAGTTTTATCCGATTTAGCAACATCAGGTACAAAAATTGTTACAGAAGGCGGTACCGCATTAGGCACTGCGGCACCCCAAGTAGCTACAGGTAATGTTGAAGGCGCACAAAAAACGATCATAGAAGCAGGTCAAGCCATTGGTAGTAGTAAGAATGCGGAAACTTTTGCATCGGCAACAAGTACGCTAACAAACACTAAACTGAGCCGTAAAATAGGTGATTCTATTGCACTTTATGTGCCAGACACGGTCAATGTAAGTTATAGCGCACAATACGATGATACGTTTTCATTAACAGATGCACTGGGTAAACCATATTTCTTAGCACAAGGTGCAGTATCACTATTTAACACTTTTAAAAATGCCGGTTCAGAAAGTGCAATCAATACAATCAATAAAGCAGGTAATGATCCGTTTGTTCGTACCGCTGTCGCAAGTTTAATTGATAAAGTTGCGGGCACAAATATAAAAGATGTTGCTCTTAATCAAGGTGGTTATGCAATGAACCCACAACTTCAAGTGTTGTTCAGGGGTATCGGCTTTAGACAATTTCAGTTTGATTTTGTTTTAACACCATACTCACAAGAAGAAGCAAATACAATTAAAGACATTATTGAAAAATTCAAATATGCCTCAGCACCAGAAATATCACCTAATGGTGTATTCAGTCAAGGTTTGTTTATGAAAATACCGGACGTTTTTGATATTCAATTCCTTTACAAAGGTGCCGAAAACACAAATGTACATAAAATCGGAGAATCTGTACTTACAAACGTAAATGTTGACTATGCTGGTGCAGGCACATGGGCAACACACAATGATGGAAGTCCAGTTCAAATTAAACTTACATTACAGTTTATTGAAACTGTCATCATCGATAAGAACAAAATCAAAGAAGGTTATTGATGTTATATTTCAACACACTACCAAAAGTATTGACACCGGATCAAAACGGCAATTATATTTTAATGACTAATATACTAACTCGTGCAAAATTAATTGATGAATTGCAAAATAATCCAATGTTGTTTTACACATACAATATACAAGATGGTGATACACCAGAAATTATTGCAGAAAAGTATTATGATGATCCATACAAATATTGGATTGTATTGTACTCTAATCAAATTATGGATCCAATCTGGAGTTGGCCATTAAATTATGAACAATTTTTAACTTATATTAACAATAAGTATGCAACTGAAGCGGCGAATGCAGGAAAAACACCATATGAATATACAAATACAACTGTTTATGCATATCAAGAGGTGATTATTACAACAGACAGTTATTCTGGAATATCAACCGAAAAAATAATTCCACTTGATGTTGGTGCATATAATTCATTTATGGAAACAAATAACACATATACATTACCGAGTGGTTTGACTTGTTCTGTGCGAGCCACAAAAAGAAGTGTCACGTTATATGATTATGAATATAATCTTAATGAGTCTAAAAGAGAAATAAAAGTTATGGATAGAAATTATGTGAATCAAATGGAAGAACAACTTAAAACGGTAATGGGTTCATAATGGCTGAAGCAATTGCAATTGATACAGTAACGGTTACAGGAAAACAAAATAAGGTTCCAGTTACAACTGGACTTTTAACTGCGGATGATTTTTATCTTGAAAAAATTAACATAATCACCCCAAAAAATATAGTTAATATCAAAAGTGTTTTTGTGGAACTATCCTATTATGAAGACATTTTTAGAGGAACAGTTTCCGGTCATGTATTAATAAGTGACTCTATCAGTATGATTGATAGGCTTGGACTAAGTGGCAATGATTACTTGGAACTGAAATTTAAAAAGTCCAAATCCATTGATGTACAAGGAATAAGTAAATATTTTAGAATTTATCGTGTTGGTGAAAGAATACTGAATAACTCTGAAACAGAAAGCTATGCATTACATTTTTGTTCAGAAGAACTATTTCTTTCAGAACAAACAAAAGTCAGTAAAGCATATGGTGGAAAAACAATTGAAGAAATTGTCATGGATATTTTGAAAAATCATATGCAAATTAATGAGAAATATTTGATAACTGATGAAACGGAAGGTCTTTATGATTTTGTAATTCCTTACAAGAAACCATTTGATGCTATTAATTGGTTGTCAAATTATGCAATACCAACAGTAAACAAAACTGTTAAAGGTGCCGATTTTGTATTTTTTGAAAATACAGATGGTTTTAACTTCCGTTCTTTACAATCACTTTTCAGCCGTGTAGTATACAATAGTTACATCTATAGTCAGAAAAATGTCGGCGATGCACAAATTAATGGAAAAATTAATAATTATCTTGGCAGAGATTTAAAAACAATCAAATCGTATACTTTTTTAGATACATTTGATACCCTTTATGGTACAGTTTCTGGTGCGTTTTCTAATAGATTGATAACAATTGATCCGTTGACAAGAAGATATTATGATACGAAATTTGATTATATTAATGATTATCAAAATAAATTAAATAATACTAAGAAAAATTCACTAATCAATAATGCACAAAATCGTCTAGGCAAAACTGCAAATCAAAATTATGATTCTGTACTCAAGGTTATGGTGTCAAACAAAGACCAAAAAACAGCAAAAGGTATAGCGAATACTGAATATTCTGTTGCAAATGATATTAGAGCAGAAAAATATGTTCCTTATAGAACGGCACAAATTGCACTTTCACATTATGTGAGAATTAAATTAACCATTTCTGGTGATCCAAATTTAACTGTTGGAACTACCATAAACGTTGAATTACCATCAAGCGCCAGTAATAAAGACGGTTCGGGTTTAAATGAAGGACTAACAGATCAACAATATTCCGGTAAATATCTTATTACTTCCGTTCGTCATATTATTAGTTCACAAATGAAATATGAAACTGTACTTGAAGTTGTTAGAGATAGTTATGATAATTCACTGAGCAATTTTAAAGATACTAAAAAATTAGCCGATGCGGTCAAAGGGCAAAGATGAGTGATTTTCAAAACAAATTAGGGCATGATAATTTTATTTGGTGGATTGGTGTTGTTGAAGATCGTTTCGATCCACTCAACCTAGGTCGTTGCCGTGTTCGCATTTTCGGAGCCCATACTTCGGAATTGCAATTAATTCCAACAAGTTCACTTCCTTGGGCTACACCACTATATCCAGTAAATGATTCAAGATCATTTTCCACACCAATGGAAGGGGATTACGTTTTTGGTTTCTTCTTGGATGGCGAGTCATCACAAGCGCCAGCAATGCTTGGTGTGTTTCCTGGTATTCCACAGTCTGTTGATGAACCAAAAGGTGTTGGTTTTTCTGCAAATGCAAAGTTAACAAACTCGATACTCACGGAAAATGACACGGCCAAACCTGTAGTATCAACTGGAACTCCTGCAATGGCTATTGTTAGAGAAGGTGAACCAACTACACCAGTTTTGATGAGAACAATTGTCGGCACTGGCGTAGAACGTTCAAACAATAATAGGGCACACGTGTGTGACATAGCAAACATTATACGTTATCAAATTGCTATAGAAAAACTTGAAGCATATGGTATATTCACCGCTTTACGTAATGCAATTGAAACATTAACTTCCGGTGTTGCAGGTTCACCTATCACATCACAAATCACACTGGCAATCAAAACACTCCGTGGTTATGTTAAAATGATACAAAAGGGTGTCGATTTTGTAAATAATGTGATATTAGAAATTGCATCATTTGTAAAATATATACAAGCAATGATTGCATACATAGTAAGTCTTCCTGCACAACTGGCGGCAATGTTGCAACAATGTTTATTGGAACTTCAAGCCGCTTTAACAGGTGCATTAAATGTGTCTTTTTCAGGTGGTTTGCTTGGTGAAGTGCAAGGACTAATCGGCGATCTAGCAAAACTATCTTCATCTACGGCCGCAACAGCCGTAAATGCAACAGCAACAATCTCGTTATTGAATCCAAAATCATATGGTAAAGCATAATTATGGCAACTAAACCTAAAGACTATTCGTGGACGGAACCAGCATCAGACTGGAATGCAATACCGCCTTTTAATAACGTAAAACAAACTGAATCTGGCCACTTCATGGAGATGGATGACACTCCAGGTGCCGAAAGGATTCGCCTTCAACATAGAACTGGTACTTTTACCGAAATACAAGCTAATGGCCAACAAATTGTTAAAGTTCTTGGTGACAAATATGAAATTATTGTAGCAAACAATAATGTTTTAATTTCTGGTGTTTGTAACATCACTATTGAAGGTGATTCTGTTATGCATGTTAAAGGTGATGCATATGCACAAATTGATGGTAATTCTTATCAAAGAGTGGCCAAAAAAACTTCCATAAAGTCAAAAGACACTCTTGAAATTTCCACAGACGGAGACATTGATCTCTTTGCCGGTGGTTCATCAAGTGTAATTAATTTGACAGCTACCGAAGCGGTCAACATACATAGTGATGTAAACGTAAGCGGTTCACTCAATTCAAGACAATCAATTTCAGCAGTCGAAAACGTATCTGCTGGTATGAAACTCGGTTCACTTCTTGGTGTCGATACACTAGGACCAATCACTTCAGCAATTTCTGTATTTGCGCCAATGGTATCTGATATTGGTGGTTCAATGATGGGTA